CGGTACAGTTTCTCGTACCGGAAACTTGACATTTGACATCTCGGGTGATATAATCTTCGATGCAGATGGGGCAAACATTACATACAAAGATGGTGGTGTTACTCGTATTGCATATACGATGGGTACTACCAACACCGAAACCATAACTGGTAATTATACTCTTGATGTGTCTGGTAATATTATACTAGATGCGGACGGTGGAAACATCGACCTAAAAGATAATGGAATATCTAGATTTGAATATGGTTTGGGTTCATCTAACACCGTAGACGTAACAGGTAATCTAGCCCAAACCGTCTCAGGTAACTTCTCAGACAGTGTTGGCGGTGCTTATGATATCACCTCAACTGGTGGAATGTCTCATACCACTCTTGGTACTCTCACCACAACCTCATTGGGACAAACCCATAATGTGACAGGTGACTTCTCTGTCGATGCATCCGGAGATATTACTCTTGATGCTGATGGTGGACAACTATATCTAACAGATGGTGGTGCCAATAAGGTAACATATAATTTCGGTACGAATCAAGAGATTGATGTTGTCGGTTCGTTGATCTTTGATGTTGCCAATGATATTGTATTGGATGCCGGTGGTGGTGACATTGACCTCAAACAAGCTGGAACGACTCGTTTTGCTTACGGACTAGGTTCAGCAAATACTTTAGATGTTACAGGTACACTCACTACTACTACTTCGGGTAACAACACCCTTACAGTGGCAGGAGATCACTCTGACAGTGCTTCTGGTACTCGTGACATCTCTTCGACTGCCGGTATCAATATCGACACTCGTGGCCCGATGACGAATACTGCGGGTGGTGCATTCAATCTTGTTACCGAATCAAACATGGGTCTTACCGCTAGTGGTAACCTAACCGCAGATATTGAGGGTGATATTAACCTTGATGCGAACGGTGGTAATGTTACACTTAAAGATAATGGTGCAGTAAGATTTGATTTCCAGATGGGTGCGAATCAAGAGATTGATGTACCCACCGGCAACTTGACCGTTGACGTTGCAGGTGATATAGTACTGGATGCAGGTGGAAACGATATAGACCTGAAAGGTGCGGGAACAACTCGTTTCGCATATGGTCTAGGTGCATCGAACACATTGGACGTAACTGGTAATCTTGCACAAACAGTATCAGGTAACCAGTCTGACAGTGTTGGAGGTACTTACTCAGTTACTTCTATTGGTGCAATGTCTCATACTACTTTGGGTACATTGACCACAACATCATTGGGACAAACCCATACAGCAGACGGTAATTACTTGATCGATGTTTCTGGTGATATTACACTTGACGCAGATGGAAACGACATTTACTTCAAAGACGGTGCATCCACACGCATCCGTCATCAATTAGGTGCAACAAACAACATCACTGTTACCGGAGATTATAATATATCGGTAAGTGATTCTGCATCTTTGTCTACTACAAATGGTTATAGTCTAACTATTGGTGGTTCGGTAAAAGAGAATATTACTGTAAACAAAACTACTACTGTTGGTGGCACATTAGTAAATGCCATCATCGGTGCATTAAATGATAGTGCGGACTCGTATGGTCTGACTACTACAGGTAATATTATACAGACTGCCGGTGGATCTACATCTACTACCGCAGGAACAACTGCAACCATCAATGCAGGAACAGATATTCTTCTTGATGCATCTGGAGATATTACTCTCGATGCTGATGGTGCGGACATCTACTTCAAGGATGGCGGTGTAACTAAGTTCACCTATAACCTTGGTGCAAACCAAGAAGTTGATGTTGTAGGAAATCTGACGTATGATGTCTCCGGTGATATTACACTTGATGCAGACGGTGGTGACATATATCTCAAGGATGCAGGAACTCAGTTTGGTCGTTTACAGAACAGCAGTAATCAACTAGATATCTGGTCTGGATCTACTCTTGCAATCGAAATGGATTCAAGTAAGGTAGAGATTCATGGTCGTGCATTCTACACTGACGAAGATCTAGACACTACCGCACAAGATGTTGCGGGTGGTATCAATGAACTTCATTTGCAACTAGATAGTGCAGTTGGCGAGATAGAGTCCGAGAAACTTATAACCCGTGCGCATCTGGACATTATACAGTCCGGTGGTACAACTGCGAACATGTCAGGAACAGGTATCTCTACACTGGATACAACAAGTAAGTTTATTGTTCCGGCTATCAATGAGATCCACACACAGTTGGATAGTGCAGTTGGTGAGATTGAAGTTGTAAAGGGTAGAGTCACAAGTAATGACACGGACATTCTTAACTTGAGTAATCGAGTAGGACAGTTGAATCAACTTGATAGTTCTGCGCCAGGCAACTTCTTTGAAGGTATAAATAATGATAGTATTGTTAAAGCGTTAAATGAACTGGCATCTAGAACTGTCTTAATCTATGACGAAAACGGTACTCTTCTAAACTAATAGTAGGAAAGAGAATGTCAGATAATAAGACATTACCGTTAAAATTAAAAGACATTAATGGTAATCTCCAACAGATAAATGCAACCGAGAAAAATTATGTTGCCTACCTCGCAGGACTACAGAACGCAATTGCGGACAGTAGCGATGTAGGGCTTCTTACGCTCAGTGCAAGTGGAAATAGGTCTCTTGGGTCTCTGACGGATACCTATTATCCAGAACCCGTTGGAACTCATCCATATAATGCCCAATCGGTTATTACCACCACAACAAATTTATATCAGATCAATGGTACCGCACTAGAGAATGATAGTGATTGGAGAAAACCAGTCGGACATTATGAAAGTAATGTATATGAAATGTCGGATAATGATCTGAACACTTTCATCGATGATATCAATGGTCGTATCGCACTATCTGACTATCCAGGCTCTCTCAAGTTGTCTTCGACCAGACCTAGTGCAGACTATGACATTCTAGTCCCTAGTGTTTTGCATGATCAACGTGCTGACTCTTCGGGGAACCCATATACTGTAAATGACTATAGTATATGGCGTAGAACTGCAATGACTGCTCCAACTTCGGTCACTCTCGCGGGACTGAAGAGAAGTAGTGGCGACTCTGGTACTTATGAAGGATTACAAGCATTAACAAATCGTCAAGTTCAAGTGACTATTGGTCAACGTGCAAAGACTAGACGTGCAATTGATGGTGCGGTCGGATCATATGAACTTAGAACTTCTTCGCAGGGTATACCTGTCGGTGGTACTTGGAAGAATGTAGGTAGTGCTGCAAACACCATTCGTGTTGTCAGTGAACAGAACTATACTCGCACACGAGCATCTTTATACACGAGAACTAGACCTTCGGCTTACGCTGATGATTACACTCGCACAGGGACAGTTTCATATGCAGGCAACTATACTGGAAATTACACCAGAGACTTTATAGGAGACTATACCAGAGAATTTACGGGCAATTATACCGGTGATTATACTGGCGACTATGGTAGAACTTTTGTCGGAGACTATTCTAGAGACTTTGCAGGCAACTATATTGGAAATTACACAGGTAACTTCAATCGCAACTTTTCACGTACCTTTTTTAGAGATTTCATAGCGACACGTATCAGTTCATTTGCCGGTGAATTTATAGGCAATTATACCGGAGCCTTCACACGGACTCGGGAATCGACTTATAGTAGATTCCGTTCATCTAGTTATTCCAGAGACTTTGCAGGCGAATATACTAGATTGTTTCTTGGCAACTATGCTGGTAACTATGTAGGTGAATACACACGCATCTCGACACGTGATAGACAATCTACCTATACCCGAACAAGAATAGTAAGTAGAAATTCCAGTTACACTGGCGATTATACCAGATTTTTCTCTGGACAATATTCACGTGACTTCACTAGAATTAGGGCATCAACTTACACTGGCAATTACTCCAGACTTTTCTCTGGACAATATTCACGTGACTTCACTAGAATTAGGGAATCAACTTACACTGGCAATTATACTGCCACATATATTGGTAACTATGCACGTGACTTCACTAGAGATAGAGGTTCTTCATACTCCAGAAGTTTCATTGGTAACTATGCACGTGACTTCACTAGAGATAGAAGTTCTTCATACTCCAGAAGCTTCATAGGTAACTTTTCACGTGACTTCACAAGAGATAGAATTTCTACATATAATAGAAACTTCAGCAGAACTCGTTTCTCAACATATATTGGCAACTTCACTCGAATATTAAACTCTACACGCACTTCGACATCCACATATGGTGCTGTTAGAGTAAGTAATTATACTCGAATCCGTTCATCACTCCTAAAAGCTTCTGTATACTATACTGGTGATTACACAAGAGACTTTGTGGGTGCTGGTTATTTAGGAGTGCCGGGGGCAACATATACTCTTAACCGTACATCTACTTTTGCGGGATTTACGTATTATACCAGATTAGACAAATCGGGTGGTACACTTGCCTTTGCTGGCCCTGCTACGTATACCGGTGACTTTATAACTACTAGGACGGTTCCTTCATACATTGGTGATTACACAAGAGTCAGTTCATATTTGCAGGGATTCACTCGCGAATTTACTAGGACTCGGGTATCTACTTATTCTAGAGAGTTTGCTGGGGAATACTCAAGAAACTTCGAAAGAGCCAGAGTATCAAGTTATAATAGATTGTTTGTTGGCGAATACTCAAGAAACTATGAAAGAACTAGAAATTCGAATTACAACAGATCGTTTGCTGGGGAATACTCAAGAAACTTTACCAGAAATAGAGATTCTAGTTACATAAGAGTTAGATCTTCTACTTTTGCGGGAGAATATGCGAGGGACTTTACCAGAAATAGAGATTCTAGTTACATAAGAGTTAGGTCTTCTACTTTCTCGGGACAATATGCAAGAGACTTTACCCGAGAAAGAAACAGTAATTATATACGGACTAGGGTTTCACTCTATACTGGTAACTATACCGGTGAATATACGAGAGACTTTGCCGGTAACTATACCGGTGATTATGCAGGTCTATTTACCAGAGTTAGTTTAAATGATCGTTATTCGACATATATCAGAACTCGGGTATCGTCTTACCTTAAAGCGTTTGCTGGGAATTATACAAGAGACTTTGCCGGTAACTATACCGGAGATTTCCTACGAATATCAACCAGAACAAGGTTCGATTCTTTCAGTAGAACTCGGGCTTCGTCATACATAACTTTGAGAGCATCTACATACGTTGGAGTTTATGCTGCGGATTATGTCGGTGATTATACTGGTGAGTTTACCAGAGATAGAAACTCCAACTATACCCGAGAAAGAAACAGTAATTATATAAGAAATCGTGGGTCTACATATACCAGAACTAGAGGATCTTCATATACTAGAGAGTCTACTCGAACAAGTACTGTAGATTTTGGCGGCAACTATATTGGTAATTATAGTAGAAACTTTGCCGGTAATTATTCCAGAGACTTTGTAGGAGACTACGTGGGTCAGACTATTAGGGATACTACATTCTCAGTTGAAACATATACTCTGTATGTAAGAACCGCATAAATAAACTTATAAATAGAAATAAGTTTAATAAATTAGAGAAGTGAATTTGTGGCCGCATCTGATATCCCACTAAAGTTAGAAGGTACGAATGGTGATCTGAAGGAGATGACTCCTACGGAAGAGAACTATCTCGCCTATCGTGCAGGTATTCAACTAAAGAATTCTGCGGGTTCTTCTGCTGGAGACTTGCATCTCTCTAGTGGTACTATCATTGGTTCTTTCGTTGATACTTTCTACAATGAACCTGATGGTACCCATCCCGCATCATCTATCACTTCCGGCACAACTACGACTAATCTAAGACAACTATCTAATGATGCGAACTATAATGGTGGTTTTTATAACAGACCGGTTGGTTGGAACACTTCGGGTGATGTAGGTATTCATGAATTCACTGATTCAGATATGGATACCTTATGTACTCGTCTGAATGCACGTATTGCAATATCTGATTATCCAGGCACCTTTTACCTTGGTTCTTCTGCACCTAGTGCGGACTATGGTACATTTATCCCTACTGTATACACAGACACATTAGGTAACGGAACTTCTACAGTATACAATATCTATCAACGTGATGCAATGACTGCACCGACAGCCACGTCTCCGATTGGTATGATTGGGTCAGATTCTGCCGCCAGTTTTGGTGGATTACAAGAACAATCTGTTAACCAGATTACTTACACTTATGGACAACACTGTAAAACTCTTAGGGGAAAGGTGGGTAATATTGGTTCTTACCAATTAAGATCTGCGACTCAGGGAACTCCGGTAAGTGCAGGAACTTGGGCCGCAAAAGGTACTGCGACCAATACTAAAAGAACAACTTCAGAACTTGCATATGTTCGTACTCGTGCATCTTCTTATACTCGTGATCGTTCATCCGCATACGCAAGAACAAGAACTTCACTATACACTCGTAATAGCACAAATACGTTCACCCGAGATTTTAGTGGAAATTATATTGGCAACTACACTCGAAACTTTTCGGGACAATATATCAGAGATTATGTGGGTGAGTATGTCGGTAATTACGTAGGTGAGTACACAAGAAACCGTGCTTCAACTTTCACTAGAAACAGTACTGATACTTTCTCTAGAATCTTTGTGGGCGAGTATGTTCGCAATAGATCTTCTGCATATACCAGAGATAGTATCAATACTTTCACAGGTAACTTTGTAGGCAATTATTCTAGAACAAGAGTATCTGCATACAGTAGAAATAGTATTCGCAACAGGTTGAGTACATATACTCGTAACAGAACATCTACATACACAACCGTGTTTTCGGGAAACTATATTGGTAATTTTGTTGGGGATTATTCCCGTACTAGAGTATCCGCATACGCAGGAACATACTCACGTAATCGCATATCAACATATTCGCGAACACGTACCAGTGCATATATTCGTGATCGAGTAACATCCTTTATTGGCGACTTTGTTGGCAACTATGCACGTAACAGAGTATCATCATACTCTAGAATAAGTACCCGTACTCGTATCTCCGCATATACCCGAACTAGAAGCTCCACATACACCAGAGATCAACTAACGACTTTTACCGGTAACTATGTTGGTAACTACGGCCGTACTCGTATCTCTGCATACGCAAGAATTCGTGTTTCTAATTATGCAGGTAATTATACAGGCAATTATACACGCACGAGAATATCCGCATATACACGTGATCGAGTAACAGACTTTACCGGTGACTTTATTGGTAACTACACTCGTGGCCGAGTTTCCAATTATGTTCGGGATAGACTTGTAACTTTTACCGGTGACTATGTTGGTAACTATAATAGAACATTTGTTGGTAATTATAATAGAACATTTATAGGTAACTATTCACGTGGGTTTGCGGGTGACTATACCGGCAACTATTCTCGTATATCAACACGTATTAGTGCAAGAACAAGAGGTTCCAACTACACTCGTATTTCTTCACGGAATTCATTGGTAACATATACTCGCGACAGATTCCAAGGATATGTCGGTAACTTTGGTGGTAATTACGCAAGAACATTTGTCGGTAATTATGTCGGCGACTATGGTAGATCATTTGCTGGTAACTATACCGGAAATTATAACCGTGCGTTTGCTGGCGACTATACTGGTAACTACCAAAGAACATTTGCCGGAAACTACATTGGTAACTATACCGGAAATTATACTCGTGCGTTTGCTGGCAATTATACTGGCAATTATAATAGAGGGTTCGTAGGAGAATATGGCCGTACTCGTCCTTCTGCATATACCAGAAACAGCACACGTATTTCAGTTCGCACACTCAACTATATCCGAACGAGTCTTCGAACTTCAGTTCGCACACTCAACTATATCCGAACGAGTCTTCGAACTAGTAGTCGAATTTTAACATATACTCGTGATTCGACCTATACTGGTAACTATACCGGAAATTATACTCGTATAAGAATTGCAACTGGTGACTATATCAGAACCAGAACTGCCACCGGAACATATATTCGTACCAGAACTGCCACCGGAACATATATTCGTACCAGAATTGCGACTGGTAACTACCAACGTATATCAATAAGAGACAGAATTGCTACATTATACTACCAACGTACATCATATTATGCAGGTGATTTCACAGGTAACTACACTCGTACATTGTATTACATTGGTAATTTCACAGGTAACTACACTCGTACATTGTATTATGTTGGTAATTTTGTAGGTAACTATAATAGAATAGTTAACTATGTAGGTGACTATACTCGAATAGTTAAACAGACAGTGTATTATACCGGTGATTATTTGGGGGTTGCGAATTACCTGAGATATTCTTCGAGAACCAGAACTGCGACCGGATATTATATCAGAACATCTATACGTACTAGAATTGGAACCGGTACGTACATTAGAACAAGTACCCGTACTTCGAATCGAATCGATACCTATATCCGAACCGGATATTATATAGGTAACTTTACGGGCGACTATACTCGAACTCTATATTACACCGGTAACTATACTCGTACATTGTATTATACAGGCGACTATACTCGAACTCTATATTACATCGGTAACTATACTCGCACATTGTACTATACCGGAGACTATACTCGCATATCTATTCGTAATAGAATAACTCCATTATACTTTACTCGCATTGGATATTACGCAGGTGACTTTACGGGTGACTATACTCGCATTGGATCTTATGCAGGTGACTACATAGGCGACTACACTCGCATTGGATATTATACCGGAGACTACATAGGAAACTATTCGCGAAACTTTATAGGTGACTATTCGCGAACTCGCATCTCTGCGTATACTAGAATATCGACCCGTAGTAGAAATTCTTCATATATTCGCACTTCAATAAACCCATCGACCCGCGGCCGTCTCTCCACATATACTCGTATATCGGCACGTAGTAGATCATCCGCATACATTAGAATATCTACACGCAGTAGACCTAGTAATTACACAAGAACTCGTATTCAAAACAGAAGTTCTACGTATACTCGTACATCAACTCGTGATAGTATCGTTCAGTTCGTAGGTACAACTGGTACACGTTACTCAGATCAATCTAACTTGTTGTGGCAGAACTTTCCTGCTTGGACAGTTGGTACTGGTTCTGCAACTAACTATAATCAGAACGGGGACGGTAACTCACGTATTTCCGACACTTCTCCGAAGGGTACTGATATCGTTTGGGATGTGTCAAATCAAGATGCGACATCTAATGCAGATGGTGGTTGGAATACTTCAGCTTTCTCAGTTGATAAAACCAAACTATACAGATTCTCTACATGGGTAAGACGTAAAGTTATTGGTAATGGTTCATTCTATCTTGGTGTTGGCGGAACAGTATTGAACAGAAGTAATGGTGCATCTAACAGTAATCCGTACTTCCAAGCGAGAGGTTGGTGGTATGGTACCGAATCTCAAAACGAATGGTTTTTGGTAGTCGGTCACGTTTTCCCCGAAGGTTCTGGTACCGGTGCGGCTCATGCTGACTCTGGTATCTATAATATGGCGGGTGAGAAAGTTGTATCCGCTCAGAATGATTTTGTCTGGAGTGGTAACACTACTGCATACCACAGAACATACTTGTATTACTCAACAGATACCGCGACCAATCAACAGTTCTGGGAACCTCGTGTAGATGATACTACAAACGCAGCAAGTCCTAGTATCACTGATATGCTCACATTGTCATCGAACTATACTCGCACGTTCGCAGGTAATTTCACTGGTGATTATACTCGTGGATTTGCAGGCAACTACACCGGCAACTATACTGGTGAATATACTCGTATATCGACCCGTAGTAGAATATCCACATATATACGTACTCGTGCATCGTCTTATATTCGTAATCGTGTATCTGCCTACGCAAGAACTCGTATAACCGACTCTATTGGAAACTTTGTTGGTGACTATGGTAGAACCTTTACCGGAAACTATACCAGAAATAGTATCAGTACATTCGCAGGTAATTTTGTCGGTAACTATAATAGAGGATTCGTTGGTAACTATACCCGTATATCTCTCCGCACTTCGACTCGTGCATTTGAAGGTAACTATGCTCGTGCATTCGCAGGTAACTATTCTAGGACTCGGGTAACCGACTCTATTGGAAACTTTATTGGTGACTATGCTCGTGCATTCGCAGGTAATTACAATCGTGGATTTGGGGGTAATTATACCGGCAATTTCAATAGAACTTTTGTTGGGGAATACACAAGAAATAGTATCAGTACATTCGCGGGTAATTTTGTCGGTAACTACAATAGAGGATTTGTTGGTAACTATGCAAGAGGTTTTGCGGGTAACTATGTCGGCAACTACAACAGAAACTTTGTGGGAGAATATGCAAGAACTCGTGCGACTGATTTTGTAGGAGAATACACTGGTAACTTCTCAAGAATATTTGGTGGTAATTATGGCCGGACTTTCGTAGGAGATTTTGTTGGTAACTACAACAGAAACTTTGTAGGAGAATATACTCGGGATTCTACTTCAGACTTTGCGGGTAACTTTGTGGGTAACTACAATAGAACCTTTGTTGGTGAATATGCAAGAACCCGATCTTCTAATTATGTCGGAGACTTTACTGGTAACTATAGTAGAACTTTTGTTGGGGACTACTCAAGAACTTCGGTCAGAACCTCTGCACGAACTAGAGTATCCACTTTTAGTAGAAGTCGAAATTCAGCATATACCATAGATTCTACTAGAACTAGAACCTCGTCATACTTAGGTGACTTTACTGGTAATTATAGTAGAGGTTTTGCGGGTAACTATAGTAGAACATTCGCAGGAAATTATGCCAGAAACTTTACTGGTAATTATACCGGAACAACTGTTGATTCCGGAACAGGAGTGATTGAGACATATACCTTGTACGTAAGGGTTGCTTAATCTTTTGATATATAGTATAATGTAAATAATATACAATTGGAGAACTGAAATGAGTTATAAAAGATGGATGGATAATGCGTTCTGGGAAACAGAGGAGAAAGAAAAACTCAACTGTATCCTAGAAATGAAAGATGATCTGGATCGCGAGACCCGACAAGTAATGATGTTGAGTCGCAAGAATAAGGATGGTAGTGAAAATGAATTGTTCAATGAAGTCATTGATGCTTTAGGTGAAGAGTCTGTAGATAGAAATACCGAAGACCGTAAGATTCGTAAAGCTGCCGAAAAAGAAGAAGATAAACAACGTGATGTGGAACACGCACGTGCACGTAAGTTAGAAGAACTCTTTAACTATAAATTAGAAATCTTCGAAACCGAAGAAATTAAAAACTCTAAGAACAGAAAACTCAAGTCTAAACTTAGACGAGCAAAGTCCAAGGTAGAAGCGAATCTTTTTGCTATGTTGCTTTTAAAAGAAGAACTTGGAGTTGAGGAAGATGTCTGAGAAGTCTAAAGGTTATGTGTTGGTTGCATCGAATAAGATTAACTTCTATCGGTATGCGATCAATCTAGCAGAATCTATTCTGGATTATTACGAAGATGCGAAGATTACACTATTCTGCGAAGAGTGGATGTTCGAAGAAATACACCGAGATTTATTTGATAATGTTGAATGGTGTTCATCCCACTACCGTGCAAAACTAGATGGTATGGCTCGTTCTCCATATGACCTAACCATGTACCTCGATGTTGATATGGAAGTGGAACACGAAGATATCCGCATTTGTTTTGATGAATTGGAAAGACGTGACGAAGACATCTTATTCTCTGAATTGACCGATGATCGTGAATATGTCTATGCCGAAAGAAGTTTTGATACTCCCGATGGCCCATCCAAGTTCACTCTATGTGGTGGTGTTGCACTTTACGATATGACCAAACCTATTGTACGTGAGTTCATGGATGATTGGTGGGATCTCACACGCAGACAAATGGATCGTGACTGGTGGCCTGAAGGATATATAGAAAGTCTTCGGTCATGGGATCAGTTCAGTCTTTGGTGGTTGACCGAGAAAGAACCTAAATACAAAGACCTGAAGTATGGTATCTTGGAAGATGATTTGCGTTGGAACTATTATAACGCATTCAACTGGGCAAGGACTAGACCAGAAGGTGAAGTTATTGTCAGACATTATTCCTGTGGATTAGATAAGGACGGATATATTATATGAGTTATATGCAAGACATTCCGGTGATGAACCAAGACTTATTGGTGAAATTAAATGCCTATCGAGATTTCTTGACCAGAGATATCCCTGACTTCGAGGAAACATTTCATAAGAGTTGTTCTCACGAATCACGGAATAGACATTTCTGGGCGGGTAAAGGTCATCTGGAAGAAATATTAGATCAAGGAACCCGACACGAAGGATTTCCCGATCAGATGTATGGTTATGAAATGAGTGTTGGTCGCAAGGGACATGAATTTTTCAATAACGGGGTTCATCCCTCGGTAAGAAAAGATAGAACCGCAGAACTCGCGCACATGAATCAAGGACTTATGAATTGGTTGGGTGTGAAAAATAATGCACTAACCGCATGGTATCCGCCCGGTGGTTTTATCTCTTGGCACAATAATGCAAATGCAGCAGCGTATAATTTGATCTTCACGTGGTCGGAAACTGGAGAAGGTCAATTCGAATATGTAGATCCTATATCAAAAGAAGTTGTGGTGATGGAAGATAAGCCAGGGTGGCAGTGCAAGGCAGCATACTTTGGTCATTACGGTGAACCCGAAAGATTGTTCTATCATGCCGCGAAGACTGACTGTTGGAGATGTACAGTATCTTTCACTTTCGATACTTCCCAACTATCCGCTGAACTTCGCGAAGATTTACTCGAAGAAATTAGTTCAGACGAATAAATATCTCGTTTTCCAGTTTCCAAAACATATAAATAAAACCATAGACACAACTTTGGTTTGATGGGAACTGGAATGGCAGATTACGAAGACTTTACAATTGATCAAGGCGCAGACGTTGCAATCGAGTTGCACCTTCAGGAAACTGACGGTTCCAAGAAAAACTTGACTGGACATACCGTTAACGCAAAAATGAAACGTAGTTACACTTCTGTTGACAGTGATGAGATCCTAGATTTCACCACTATCGTTAGCGAACCCGCAACAGATGGTATTGCAGTTTTATCCCTCACAAATACTCAAACTGACACCCTCAATACCAGAACACGTTACGTCTATGACGTTGAATTAGCGGTCAATGATAGTGACGGTAATATTCTCATTGAACGAATTTTAGAGGGTAAGATCAAAGTCTCACCTTCGGTAACAAGGTAAATATATGGCTGTCACGGTATCCCTTAGAGGAAAAACTAAAGTTAAAAGGGTCGTTGTTGGGAAACCAATCAGACGTATCACATCAACTACAGGCAATATCAATAATATCGGTGGTGTAGATACCAGTAATGTTACGGATGGTGCAGTTCTAGTATTCAGTGAATCCACAGGCAATTTTGAGGCAAAAACTGAATTAAACAATCAAGAAGTTAACGGAGGCCAATACTAATGGCATCATTATTAAGAATAAAACGGTCGGGGACTTCGGGAGATCCGTCCACACTTGGCCAAGGTGAATTAGCATATTCATACTTGCCCGATAATGGTTCCAATGGTGGTGACCGTTTATATATCGGTACTGGTACTGAAATCGCAGGTAATGCAGTCAACCACGAAGTTATTGGTGGTAAATTCTTCACTCAAATGCTCGACCATGACAAAGGCACAGTTACCCCGAATAGTGCACTCATTGTTGATGCGGATAGCAAACTTGATATTTTAAAAGTCGATGACATTATTATTGATGGGAGTTCTATCAGTGTAACTGGTGGACTTACAATTGACACTCAAGGTAATGAAGTCGATTTTCTAAACGTACAACTTCACGGTGTTGCGACTCCTACCCATGACTCGGATGCTGCGAACAAAGGATATGTAGATGATCAAATTGCTACCAACACTTTTACTATCGGTGCAGATAACGGTACTAATGACACGTTCAATACTTCTACCGGTATATTGACATTCGGTGGTGGTACAGGTCTGACATCTACTGTTACTGATGATGCAATTACTTTTGACTTAGACAGTACTGCGGTAACGCCTGGGTCATATGGTTCTACCACACAGATTCCAACTTTCACAGTTGATGCACAAGGTCGTTTGACTGCGGCTTCTGTTGCGAACGTTGCAACAAACTTGACTGTCAACTCAGATCCTATCAGTCTACTTGACTCGGACTTGACATTTACCGCAACCGGTAATGGTCTCACTCTTACATATACCGCAACTACAAATACTGTAGACTATGCAATTGATGATGCGACTACTTCTTCGAAGGGTGTTGCTCAGTTCCTCTCTGATGACTTTGATGTAACTTCCGGTTCAGTATCTTTGGTGGATGATGTAGTAAAACTCATCATTACAGACTCTGGATCTGTAACTCCTACTGGACATGATTTCAATATCCTCGGTAATGGCGTACAGGGTCTGGATGTAACTGGTGCAGGTGCAACAGTAACTATTACACCAAGAACCGCATCGTATTCACAACTGGGTACCGCTAAATTTAATTCGAGTGACTTCACACTCAACTCTGGTGACGTAAGTCTCGATTCTTCGGTAGTGAAACAAATCACAACTGATGATGGTATTGTTCCTATTACTGGTCACATGGTATCTATCCTTGGTGGAGAAGGTATCAATGTAGGTCATGCAGGTACTAACATCTCTATCGAAGGTGAAGATGCGAATGGTGCCAACAAAGGTATTGCATCTTTCGAAGATACTGACTTTGATATATCGAATGGTCACGTAAGTCTGAAGGCTGCGTCTGTTGCAAATGCAGATTTAGTAAATGATGACATCACAATAGGTGATACTACGGTTGCACTTGGTGCGACTATTACAGATCTCACCGGTCTAACCGGTATTACTACCGATACAATTCGTATCGATGGTAACAAGATCTCTACTAACAGTTCTACCGAGGTTCTTGTACTTGACCCTAAAGGTGGAGACTCTAACGGTGGTCAAGTTCTTGTACTGGGTGACCTTGTTGTACAGGGTACGCAGACAATCATTAACTCGACTACTATGTCGATCAATGACCTTAACCTTGTTCTTGCAGATAGTGCCGCAGATGCGACCGCTGCAAATGGTGCAGGTATTACGGTCAATGGTGCAAATGCAACAATCACTTACTCTGTTGCAGGAGACAAGTGGAACACCAACAAAGATCTAGATGTTGGTGGTGAGATCTATCGCAATGGTACGGTTCTTCGTGAATATATCGAAGACCATCTAGGTAACACATTCTTCGCTGCCGGTGAAGGTATGGACATTACCTATGGTGCTGCACAAGACAGTGATAATACTATCACATTCGCGGCAGAGATTGCAAGTTATACTAACAAAGGTGTTGCGTCTTTTGACTCAGACCAATTCACCATTACATCTGGTTTTGTGACTATCGCAACACTCGATGGTGGAACATACTAAATAATAGAATATCACCCCCTTCTATAAGGGGGTTTATCCAATATTGGAAAAGGTTGACAAATGTCGAATACACTTTTTAGATTAAAGAGAAGTGCAGTTAAGGGCAAGAGCCCGACTACATCAAATATAGAACTTGGCGAATTAGCGATCAACACAAATGATGGTCGTCTTTTCTTCAAGACAACGGATTCTGCATCCTCTAGTTCTATCGTAACACTCAGACAAGTATCTGGTGGAACCGGCATTACCGAGACCAACGGTGAGTTAAGTATCACCAACACTGGTGTCGGTGCAGGTACCTATGGTTCTACCACAACCATTCCAGTATTGACTATCAATGCGCAAGGTCAAATTGATAGTGCGGGAACTGTTACTGTTGCAGGTGTTTCGGGGTTATCCTTCGATTCCTCTAATGCAACTCTTACACTGGCCACCGCAGATGGTGGTTCATTCAATGCACGAATTGGTCTGCAACATTTCTCGACTTCGGATTTAAGTGAAGGGACTAACCTTTACTACACAACTGCACGTGCAGACTCCGCATTCGATGATCGTCTTGCTCTTAAAACAACAGACGATCTTACCCAAGGTAGCACAAACAAATATTATGCAACATCTCTATTCAATACAGATCTTGCAACCAAAACAACAGACGACCTAACTCAAGGTTCGACTAACCTCTATTACGATTCCGCAACCACCACAACTACCGCACGAAATGCGATTAGTGTAAGTGGTTTGCCATTGACATATAACGCTGCAACTGGTACACTAGGTTATACCGAAGTATCATATGCAGGATTTGATTCTGACTTTGCGTTAAAAACTACCAATGATTTAAGTGAAGGTGGTTCTACCAATCTCTATTTCAACAATGCCAGAGCACGTGCTGCGGTATCTGCGACTGACAATGGCGGAGATGGTTCATTCTCGTATGATAGTTCTACAGGTACGTTCTCCTTTACCGGCCCTTCTGCGGCCGAAGTCCGTGCACATTTTAGTGCAGGTACAGGTATTGGTATCACCAATGGTCAAATCTCGACAAGTATTACACAATATACAGATGCAGACGCACGTGGCACAGTATCAGTAAACGATGCTGGGGGTGATGGGTCTCTTTCATATGATTCATCCACAGGTATCTTTACATACACTGGCCCAAATGCGAGTGAAGTCCGTGCGCATTTATCTGCCGGTGGTGATTTATCATATGACTCTGCGACTGGTAGATACTCTTTCACACAAAGAACAGACTCAGAAGTACGTGGTCTGGTCTCAGTAACAGATGCAGGTGGAGATGGTTCTCTATCTTATAATAACGGTACTGGTGTAATTACATACACAGGCCCTAGTGCATCCGAGACTCGTGCACATTTCTCTGGTGGAACTGGTGTCACAATCACTGACGGGTCTATTGCGATTGCACAGTCTGTCGGAACTACCGATGATATTGTATTCGGTAAGGTAACTGTTGACTCCGCAGAGATTGGATGTCTACACTTAACTAAACAAGAAACTGCACCTAATAGTCTTGCGGGTTTACTCTACTATGATTCAAACCCACAGAAAGGTATATCGTTTATACCAACAACCAATGAATTGGTTCAAGATGTAACAATCAACCTCGGTCAAGAACATTTAATATATGTTCATAACTTGACCGGTGGACAGATTAACAATGGTGATGCAGTATACGTATCCGGTACTGCACACGGTATCCACCCCCAAATATCTCTTGCAAAGGCAGATGCTTCTTCTACAGCAAATGTTACTGGTATTGCAACTATGGATATCCCGAACGGGAACCACGGTTATGTGACTCAGTTCGGTTTAGTAAATGGTTTGAACACTTCGAATATGATCGAAGGTGCATTTGCATACCTTTCTGCTGATAGTGCGGGTAAGTGGTCTACAACTGAAGTATCAATCGACCAAGGTTATCCTACACACGTAGGTCGTGTAATCTCAGTAGATTCTACTTCGGGTTCACTACTTGTAAACGTTGAGAAAGAACACGCAGAATATATCCGTGTTGAAGACCGTATGATTGTTGATGGTAAAATCACTGCGGATTCTGGTGACTTCAAACTACTTAACGTAGACATATCATCCTACTCGGATATCGATGTTCCCAATAACCTTCCTGCTTTCCGTGAAGGTAACTTGTTTTATATGCAAGGCCCTGATGCACTTGTATACTCGAACTCATCAATCAATGTCAAAGTTGGTCAAGATGAAATCATGCGAGTTTTCAACAACTCGGGATCATCTATTCCCAAGGGTAAAGTTGTATATGTAACTGGTGCTGCAAATGACTTCCCGACAATCTCACTTGCAAAGTCAGATAACTTCAGTACAACATACACAACATCTGGACTTGCATCAAGTACTATCGCTAATGGTGCATATGGTTATGTAACAGTACGTGGTCTATACGGTGGGTTGAATACTGCATCCTTTAATGTGGGTGATATCCTTCACGTTTCTCCTGATAGTGCGGGTGAAATGGTAGCATTTTCTCCTGATTATCCTAACTGGCCATATCAAGTTGGTACGGTACTTGTTTCGGATTCCGCAACTGGTGGTAATGTCGGTGGTTGTATTCAGATCAGTCTTGCTCCAGAGATTGCAGAGAACCTTCGTGTTCAAGGTAACCAACGTGTAGATGGTAATGTCACTATCGCAGGTAATCTGAACATCCTTGGTTCTGAAACAACAACTACTGTACAGTCTCTAAACGTTGGTGATCAGTTCATCTATGTTGGTGCAGGTGATACCATCGAAACAGTATTCGGTGCGGGTATATCTGGACTTAATGATGCGACTTTCAAAGAATATTATGAAGGTGATTCTGACAGAACGTATTTTGTCAAGATAACCGGAACCGATAGTGCAGGTGATACTATCCAATGGGGTTTCGACTCTGCGGAAGGTATTGGCGAGTTTACTCCGTTATCGTTTGATTCGGACGGTGGTACAGGCCCTACCTCTTGGAACTTGGGTGTAGATAATACTCTTGTACCATTAAGATATAACGTCAAGGTAACTTTCTCGTCTCCTACTGGTCACACTTTAAACAACTACTGGAAAGGTGACGCACAACCAATCAATCAAGATTTTGGTATTGTCGGTAACTACAATACGATTGATGCGCCATATACCCATGCGGGTGTCTTCCGTGATACCACAGATAGTCGTTGGAAGTTCTTCAACAAATACGATCCAGAAGTTGGTGGAAACATCAATACTTCAGACCCATCTTTTGAACTCGCAGACTTGCAAGTCAACAGATTATATGGTAATGTTACTGGTGCAGTAACGGGTAATGCGTCTACCGCAAATAGTCTTCTCACTTCAAGAACTATTGGTATTTCTGGTGATGTGACTGGTACCGCAACTTCGTTTGATGGTACTAGTAACATTACTATTACGACTGGGATTACTGCGAATACTATTGTCAATGCTGACATCAATACAAATGCTGCGATTGCAGATACTAAACTCGGAACAATCTCAACTGCGGGTAAGGTACAGAATTCTGCAACTACTGCGACTTCTGCGAATACCGCAAGTACAATTGTTGAACGTGATGGTTCAGGTAACTTTACTGCAACTGCAATCACCGCAAACCTAACAGGTGACGTAACTGGTACTGTATCGAGTCTATCCAACCATACGTCTACTATCCGTAACTTATTCAGTGTAGATAATTCGGGTCTTGGATATGATAGTGCGACCGGACAGTTTAGTTTAGCAAATCCTGGCGTAGACTCTGCGTCAACTCTTGCATTGTTCTCTGCTGCAAATAGTGGTACCGGATATGGTACACTCTCATATTCAAATGGAGAGTTTAGTTTTGCGAAGGTAACAGATGCAAACATCCGTTCTGCAATATCCGCAAGTACTGGTATCTCAATCACCGATGGGGCGATTTCAACTACCATTACACAGTATACTGATACTCTTGCACGTGGTGCAATCGGTATCAATAATAATGGTACTGGATTTGGTTCTTTAAGTTATAACTCTGGAACTGGTACAATTACCTATAACAAGGTCACGACACAAAACATTCGTGATCAATTCAGTGTTACTGGTGATATCGCATATGACTCTGCGACTGGTCAGTTCTCGGTAGATGAAACATACTCTACTGCAAATGAACTGTTGACTGCGGTCAAGACTGTAGATGGATCGGGTTCAGGTCTGGATGCTGATGTTCTTGATGGTCAACAAGGTTCGCATTATCGAATCAACGTATATAACTCTGCGGGAACGCTACTTAACTAATAGGTAATAACATGGCCAATCCAAATACAAGAGACGAACATATTGACTACTGTCTACGGGCATTAGGATCTCCTGTACTCGAAATTAATGTGGCGGACGAACAGATCGAAGATCGTATTGACGAAGCTTTACAATGGTTTCGTGAATATCACCCTGATGGTAAAAGACGATTTTACATTACACATCAACTTGTTCAGGCAGAAATTGACGCAGGGTTTTTCGAACTACAAGAAGATCTATTAACTGTTGTACGCATGTTCCGTGTGGATAGTGTGACTGCATCAACCAACTTCTTTGATATTAAGTATCAGATGAGATTGAATGATATTAGTGATCTAAATAGACATAGTGGTGACATGGCATACTATGAACAAATGCAACAACACCTATCATTACTTGATATGAAACTAAGTGGGGAACCACAGATTACATTTGACCGACAGAATGACAGAGTATATTTCTATCATGATAAGGCAGATTTCACAGTAGGTAACTATGTGGTCTTTGAGGTATATGGTGATATTGATCCTAATGCGGGAACAAACTCGGATTTGAATTCACTATGGAACCATAAGTTTTTAAAACAATATTCTATCGCACTACTCAAGAAACAGTGGGGACAGAATATGTCTAAGTTCGAAGGTATGCAATTACCTGGCGGTGTTACTATTTCGGGACGACAGATCTATGATGATGCTGTTGCAGAGATAGAACAAATCATGATTAAATTCAGAGAAGAAGAAGACATTGGCCCAATGTTCTTTGTAGGATAAAAAATGGCAACGAATCCGTGGGTTTCCCAAGCAGTACGTGGCGAACAGAACTTATACGAGGACTTGGTAATCGAGTCCTTGAAGTTCTATGGTCAAGATGTATATTATTTACCCCGTGAACTTGTCAATGTAGATAAAGTGTTCCTTGATGACGTTCCTTCGCATTTCAGTGACGCATACAAAATAGAAATGTATGTAGAGAATGTAGATGGGTTTGGAGGAGAGGCTGACTTATTCTCCAAGTTCGGAGTAGAGTTACGTGATCAAGCAACATTTGTTTGTGCACGAAGAAGATGGAAAGGACTCATCGGTGATAAACTAGATGCGTATAACTTCCGTCCAAGAGAAGGTGATATCATATACATCCCATTCTCTCAGTCTATGTTTGAGATCTTCAAAGTAGAAACCGAAACACCTTTCTATCAACTAAGTCAATTACCTACGTTCAGACTTCAGTGTGAGTTATTCGAATATAATGACGAAGACTTTGATACTGACATCGAAGGTATTGATGACGTGGAGGTTGAGAGTGCATACCAATACAAACTGGTTATGGATTCTCCGGAGGTTGCGAGAGCAACTGCAACTACACTGATCAATCTCGATGGACAAGTGACACAGTTTCAAACTGGTTTCGCAGGTAAGGGATATACTTCTGCACCCACAATAACTCTAGAATCTGCCTTGGGTAGTAATTCACAGTTCGGTAATGCGTCTCTAGATGTAGGTCGTGGTCGTGGTTCAGAATCTAATTACACACAAACCGGATTGCATGGTGTAATTGAAGCTTGGATATATATTGACGATTTGCCTTCTTCTGGACAGTCAATCTTTTTCGAGACAGGTGGAAGTGATGACGATCTTCCCGCCCGATATTTCTGGGGTGTAAATAGTCTTGGACAGTTAACATATAGTCGTGGTGATAATTCTGGCGGTGGTGTCACAGTACTTACTGGTAATAACGTTTTATTCCAAGAAGATACTTGGCATCACATACTTATCGGTGCATTTGATACAAATAATCTAGTTATATACTTTGATTTCGAGAAAAAGTTTGATGATAATCTTGCAGGTGTTACTTTCGACTGGGTGTCTGATAATGGTTACTCGGTAGGCGGAACTGCGGCACGTACAGTCGATGGTGTTGACTGGAGTGGATTGAATGGATTCATCGATGAATTCCGTGTTCAAGTTGGCACGAAGGCAGAACTTCTAGAACCAAGATATACTGTTGTTGGTGTTGATAACGTAATAGTAACTACTGAAGCCGCATATAGTGCAGATGATAAAGATGCCGTACTGTTACATTTCGATGCAATCAGTGCAACCGCTACATCTACAATCGATTCGGATGGTGTGATAGATTCATTTATCTTGACAAACTCGGGTATATATTACAACGAACCACCGACCGTAACGATTTCTGCTCCATACAGTGTTAATGATTACAAACGTGGTGAGATAGTAACACAGTCTGGTAGTGGATACTCCATGACCGGCGAGGTTGCAAAATGGTCTGACTCGGACAATACTTTGTATCTGGCTCATGTGGGTGCGACAGACGGTAAGTATCATACATTCAATACAACAAGAGCGGTAGTTTCTCCTAGTGCAACCTATGCACCGAATCTGGTAGAAGAGTTACAACAAATAGAAGAGGTGGCCGCAGGTCTTTCTCAGGGAGATTACTTTGATGATTTCGAAAGTGATTTTTTAGATTTTTCTGAAGGAAATCCGTTTGGAGATATGTCATAATGTTCGGAACACATTTTTATCACAAGAGAGTAAGAACTGCGGTATCCGTATTCGGTTCTTTATTTAATAACATATATGTGTTGAGAACTAACTCGGCAGGAGAGACTATCTCTCAAGTCAAAGTTCCGTTATCATATGCCCCCAAGAGAAGTTTCATTCAACGTCTTCAGGAAATGAGAGAAGGTGAAGAACAGGAACGTAGAGTTGCAATTAAGTTGCCTCGGATGTCTTTCGAGATTACTTCTATGGCGTATGACCCTCAGAGACAACTACCCAAGACAAATACGTTCTCGACAACACTGCAAGGTAGTGAGACTAAACGTAATAACTTCTATGTGTCCGTACCATATGATATGACATTTGATGTCAACGTATATGCAAAGAGTCAAGATGACGCATTGCAAATGGTCGAACAGATTATACCATATTTCAACCCATCATATACGGTTGGTGTAAAACCTTTCAGTTCAGAGTTCCCCGAGATAAAAGAAGACGTACCTATTACATTACAGGCAATATCTTTCTCGGACGACTTTGAAGGTTCTGTTGGTGATCGAAGAACCATCATATACACACTATCATTCGGTATGAAAATAAACTTCTACGGCCCAACCTCACAATCACCGGTCATACGCGAAGTTAATAATAATCTATATACTATAGGAGCAGACGGAGATCTGTTTCACACACGCATCCAAACTACACCAACTCCGGTTGGAATTAGTGCAGATAGCGACTATGGATTTTTAGAATTATATTTGGATAGTGCATTTTAATGTCAGATGATAGTAATGATAACATCAAAAGTGATTATGACTATTCTAGAGAGACCTACTACGACCTAATTGAAAAGGGACGTGAATCTCTGGAACTCATGATTGAAGTTGCACGTGAGAGTGAACACCCTCGCGCATTCGAAGTATTGTCTGGTATGATAAAGGGTATTGCTGATGTTAACGATAAGTTAATGGATCTCCAGAAAAAGAAAAAGGATGTCGAGAAGTCTGATGTTCCAGCTCTGGAGAATAGAGGTAATACCACCAACAATGTTTTTCTGGGTTCAACAACCGAACTCCAACGATTTTTACAGAATGAGAAACAAGTGATCCCGCATGACGACTCAGACTAAAGAGAGCTACCTCGGAAACCCAATGGTGAAGCGGGATGGGGTTGCCGAGAATTGGACAGAAGAGAAGATAAAAGAATACCAAAAGTGTATGGGAGACCCCGTACACTTCTGTCGTACATACGTAAAGGTGGTGCATCTTGACCGTGGTCTGGTTAATTTTGATTTATACGAATATCAAGAAAAGATGTTTGACCATTTCGAAAAGAATCGTTTCTCTATCGTACTTGCATGTCGTCAATCCGGTAAGTCAATCAGTTCGGTTGGGTACCTTCTATGGTATGCTTGTTTCCATTCCGAGAAAACTATCGCAGTACTTGCAAACAAAGGTGCAACCGCACGAGAGATGCTCGCACGTGTTACACTCATGTTGGAAAACCTTCCTTTCTTTTTGCAGCCGGGTTGTAAGGCACTCAACAAAGGTTCTATTGAGTTTAGTAATAATTCTAGAATCATTGCCGCTGCTACTAGTGGGTCTTCTATTCGTGGTATGTCTGTTAATCTTCTTTTTCTCGATGAGTTTGCTTTCGTTGAGAATGCGGCTGAGTTCTATACGTCAACGTATCCTGTTGTATCTTCAGGTAAAGACACCAAAGTAATCATCACCTCTACCGCAAATGGTATTGGTAATCAGTACGAAAAGATTTGGACTGGTGCTGTTCAAGGAACGAATGCATACCAACCATTCCGTGTGGATTGGTGGGATGTGCCGGGCAGGGATGAGAAATGGAAGTTGCAAACAATTGCGAACACTTCTCAATTACAGTTCGACCAAGAATTTGGTAATACTTTCTTTGGTACGGGTGATACACTCATAGGTGCAGAAACCCTGATGGGTCTCAGAGCACAAAATCCTTCAAGTGTTCTTGAAGGGGGTGACTGCCTTATATATGACGAACCAATTAAGGATTACGAATACATCATGGCAGTTGATGTATCGAAGGGAAGAGGACAGGATTATTCTACGTTTAACGTAATCGATATTACCTCACGACCTTTCAAACAAGTCGCGGTGTATCGGTGCAATACTATTTCTCCACTACTCTTTCCTAACATTATATATAAGTATGCGAATCTCTACAATCAATCGTGGGTAGTCGTTGAATCAAATGATCAGGGTACAGTAGTTTGTAATGGACTATATTATGACTTAGAATATGAGAACCTCCACACCTCCAGTGCAACCAAGGCAGACGCACTCGGTATAGAAATGAACCGAAAAGTCAAGAGACTTGGGTGTTCCTCAATCAAAGACATTATAGAAACAAACAAAATAAACATAGTGGATGAGAACACCATCCTAGAGATATCAACATTCATAGGTAAAGGACAATCATACGAAGCCTCTAGTGGTAACCACGATGACCTTATGATGAACCTAGTGATGTTTGGATATTTCGTATCCACCCAATTCTTTGCGGATATGACAGACATTAATCTAAAGGACATGATGTTCCGAGATAAGATGTCCGCAATAGAAAATGATATAGTACCGTTCGGTTTCATTGATGATGGATCGGATTATATCGAAGAACAAGATAACACATACCAAGGATGGCACTCTATAGACACGATAGGTGATCGAGACTGGTAGAGAATAGTATTCTTATAAATACTAGTATTGAAAATAACCGTATTATGATTTACTTATCATTCGTTAACGAAACTAAAGGAAAATGCTATGGCTGTAAAACCCGCATCTCCACGGATCAATATCAGTGAGATCGACAAAACGGCAATCGTGCCTGCTGTCGGTGCTTCTGGTGCTGGTTTCGTAGGAAACTTCCGTTGGGGCCCTGTGCATGAACGAACTCTTATCTCTGACGAGACGGGTTTAGTTACTGCATTTGCCGCACCTAACGACACGAACTCAGTGGATTTTCATTCCGCTGCGTATTTCTTAAAATACTCACAAACTCTTCAAGTTGTTCGCGAGAACAATGGTGGACAAAACGCACACGGTGCAGTGACCAAACTTGCAGGTGACTCTGACCTTAACTCTATGATTGTCAACAATGGCTCTCACTGGGAAAATACTGTCAAAGACGCAGTAGGTGAAGGTGTTTCAAAAACTTCTAGTGGTACTTGGATTGCAAAATATCCAGGCGACATTGGTAACGCTTTGACTGTATCTTTCTGTCCTGCTGGCGACTCTGCAAGTGTTGATCACTTTACTGGTTGGTCATACGCATCACAGTTCAATGGCGCGCCCGGATCTTCTACTTATGCAACCAGCAATGGTGCATCTAATGACGAAGTTCACGTTGCTATTATTGACCGTACCGGTCTAATCTCTGGTACTGTTGGTGCAGTTCTTGAAAAGTTTGAATATCTCTCTGTTGCTAAAGGCGCAGTAACTCCTGACAATTCACCTAACTATATCTCTGACGTACTGAATGCAAACTCTCAGTATATCTGGAATGGTTACTTCGGTGATGACTCTGCCTTCGGTTCTGACTTCTTAGATCTTGGCGGAAACTGGGGAACTACTCCTGATGTAGATACTGCGACCAACTATGGTCTCGGTGCAGCTCTTGTAGATGGTGTTCGTACAGTAAATCTTGGTGGTGGACAAGCGTCTGCAACTCTATCTACTGGCGATATCTCAGAAGGTTACGATCTGTTCGAAGACAAACTCACTACCGAGATTGACTTCCTGATTGCTCCTATGCACCCAACTGCCGCACAAGGCGCGACTGTTACAAATGACCTAACGTCAATTGCAACTGCACGTAAAGATTGTGTTGTAATAACTTCTGTAGACAGAGACAATCTTGTGGGTAAGACCGATGCACAAGCAACAACCAATGCGGTTTCCTTCGTTGGCGGATTAACTAAATCCTCTTACTTAATTGTCGATAACAACTTCATCAAGATCTTTGATAAGTACAACGACAAGTACATCAACATCCCTGCTGCTTCAAGCACTGCGGGTCTGATGGCTGCTACTGACATTATCGCAGATCCTTGGTACTCACCTGCCGGACAGAGACGTGGTAATTATCGTGGTGTTACCGATATCTTAACTAACCCTAATCAAACCCAACGTGATTCTCTGTATAAAGCAGGTGTCAACCCTATCGCAAACATTCCAGGCACTGGTCTGATCTTGTTTGGTGATAAGACGTTGGAAAGCCGACCTTCTGCCTTTGACCGTATCAACGTAAGACGTTTGTTTATTGCGATTGAGAAGTCTATTGGTGAAGCTGCGAAAAACGTGATGTTCGAATTCAATGACGAGTTTACTCGTGCAGAGTTCGTAAATATCGTTGAACCTTTCCTCCGTAGAGTTAAGGGTCGTAGAGGTATAACTGACTTCCGTGTTGTATGTGATGAAACAAACAACAATCAAGAAGTTGTGGACAATAACCAATTTGTTGCAAGTATCTTCGTTAAACCCGCACGTTCTATCAACTTCGTTCAATTGAACTTTGTTGCTGTTAGAAGTGGTGTGGACTTTGAAGAAGTTATCGGCACGGTAGGAGCATAATACAATGGCTATTTTAGGTGTAGATGATTTTAAATCAAAACTAAAAGGCGGTGGTGCTCGTCCTAACCTCTTCAACTGTAAGTTGAACTTTCCTGCATATGCCCTTGGTGATGCAGAACTGACTTCTTTCATGGTGAAGGGTGCACAGTTACCTTCTTCTAACGTTGCTCCGATCACGGTACCTTTCCGTGGTCGTCAACTGAAGATTGCCGGTGACCGTACATTCGAAGAGTGGACAGTAACCGTCATTAACGACACAGGTTTTGAAATACGTGATGCAATGGAACGTTGGATGAACGGTATCAATTCGCACAATGCGAATACCGGATTCAATGATCCTGCGGATTACCAAACTGACCTGTCAGTAGACCAGTTGGACAAAGATGGACTTGTAATTAAGACTTACAACTTCCGTTCTTGTTTCCCAACCGTGATTTCTGCTATTGACTTGAACTATGATACAGTAGACACTATCGAAGAGTTTACCGTAACATTCCAAGTACAATATTGGGAGTCAGGCACAACTAGTTAAGTTGTGACTAAATATATGCGTAGGGGGATTTTCCCCCTGCGTATTATTTTTACTTTGAGGCAAAGATGGCAGACGACAATAACAGTATTATGAAATTATTCGGTTTCGAACTCAAAAGAGCATCGAAAAAAGAAACCGGTAAAGAAAATGATAAATTACCTTCTATCGTTCCGAAAGCGGATGACGATGGTGCGGGTTATGTAACTGCGTCTGGTTCTCACTATGGTCAGTACATTGACATTAATGGTGATAACGCAAAGGACAATGCAGAACTCATCATGAAGTATCGCGGTGTGGCCAACCATCCAGAAGTTGACGCAGCGATTGAAGATATTGTAAACGAAAGTATTTCTGGTTCGGAGACAACCTCTCCTGTAGAACTGAATCTAGACGGTATCGAAACGTCAGATAAAATTAAAAAATTAATGGTAGAAGAGTTTGATGGGATATGTTCCATGTTAAACTTTTCCGAGATGGGACACGACATATTCCGTTCATGGTATATTGACGGTCGTCTTGTCCATCACTTAGTAGTAAACGAATCTAATGCGAAGGCCGGTATCCAAGAGATCCGTCCTATAGACACCCCCAAGATTCGTAAAGTAAAAGAAGTAAAGTATAAAAAAGATACACTGACTGGTGCAAAGATTGTAGATAAAACCGAAGAGTTCTACGTGTTCCAAGAGAAGAGTTCTACGCAGAGTGCGGTAAAGATTTCTCCGGATGCAGTATCATATGTGACTTCGGGTCTTACAGATCCTAGCAAGAAACGTATTTTATCTTACTTACAGAAAGCAATTAAACCCATCAACCAGTTACGTATGATGGAAGATAGTCTGGTAATTTATCGTCTCGCACGTGCACCAGAACGTAGAATCTTTTATATTGATGTTGGTAACTTACCTGCTAACAAAGCAGAACAACACATGAAGGATATCATGGGTCGTTATCGTAATAAGTTAGTATACGATGCGAGTACCGGTAACCTTAAAGATGACCGTAAACATATGTCTATGTTGGAGGACTTCTGGTTACCTCGTAGAGAAGGTGGTCGTGGTACCGAGATTAGTACACTACCTGGCGGTGAGAACCTTGGGCAGATTGACGATATTGTATACTTCCAGAAGAGATTGTATCGTTCTTTGAATGTACCTATCAACCGTTTAGAACAAGAGTCACAGTTTAGTCTGGGTCGTTCTACCGAGATTTCTAGGGATGAAGTTAAATTCCAGAAGTTTATCGATAGATTACGTAAACGTTTTTCTGGCCTATTCACTGGTATCCTGAAGAAACAATTAATCCTCAAAGGTATCTGTACAGAACAGGATTGGGATATTTGGAAGAATGATATTCAGATAGACTTTGTTCGTGATAATCATTTCACCGAGTTGAAGGATTCTGAGATACTTAGAGAAAGACTAAGTACCCTTGACCAAGTATCACAGTACGTAGGTGAATACTTCTCACGTGAGTGGGTAATGAAGAATGTCATGATGATGTCTGATGATGATATTGAAGAAATGAAAAACCAAGTCGAAGCCGAGAACGCAAAGGGCGGAGATGATAATGAAGAAGACCTTGGAGTATAACTATGACTGAAGAAGTAGAAACTAATCCCATCCATGATTTGATTGATGCGATCCAACAACAAGATTTTAACTCAGCACAGGGTTCTTTAGATGCCGTGTTGGCTGATAAGATGCATGACGCATTGGAAGTTGAAAAGATTTCTGTTGCAGACACTATCTTTAACGGTGCAGAAGAAGATCAACTGGAGATAGACTTCGAAGATGACGATCTCATCGAAGATGAAATAGAAGATGAAACAGAATACGAGTCTGACGATATCGAATAAAAGTTTATTGTTAAAGATGGAATTTGTATAAATAATACCATAAACGGAAAAACTTAAAATGAAAACATTCGGTCAATTAAGAGAAGCTGTCGCTTCCAAAGGTAAAGTCGTCTTCAATAAGAAGATCGATAAAGTACCTGTTAAGATCGTGAAAGACTCGAAGGGTTTCGTTTTGTATATTGACGGTGATATGTTAGACACCTTCAAGGATCAAAAAGAAGCTGAGAAGACTGCAAAGACAGTCGTAAAGGAATTAAAATGAAACTGATTAGCGAATACTACGAAAACGACATTCAGTGTATCGTAGAAAAGAAAGAAGACGGTGCCAAGAAATATGTCATCGAGGGCGTATTCGCTCAAGCAGATCAAAAGAATCGCAATGGGCGAATTTACCCCAAAGCAATTATGGAACGTGCTGTAAATAAGTACGTTACCGAACAAGTTAGCAAGAAACGTGCGGTCGGTGAATTGAATCACCCCGAAGGCCCAACTGTTAACTTGGATAAAGTTTCGCATCTCATCACAGACCTCAGATTTGAGGGAAATGATGTGGTCGGAAAGGCACAAATATTGGATACTCCGATGGGTAAGATCGTTCAAGGTCTCCTAGAAGGTGGTGTACAACTAGGTGTGTCAACTCGTGGTATGGGAAGTCTAGTGAACCGAAATGGTGTCGCATATGTTGGTGAAGATTTTCACCTTGCAACTATCGACATAGTACAAGACCCCTCCGCACCTGATGCTTTTGTTAATGGTATTATGGAAGGTGTGGATTGGATCTGGAATAACGGTATTTTGGAACAACAGATAATTGAAGATATGGAGACAGAAATCAAAAATGCACCGAAGGCGTACAGTTCTGCTGTTCAAATTCGTGAGTTTAAAAATTTCCTCTCGTTAATCAAATCTAATATGTAAGGAGTCTATAATGACTGATGAAACTAATGTCGAAGTAGAACTTCACGATGATATTAACGAAATCGTGGAGGAAACTCTCGAAGAAAAAACAGAACCTAAAGGCGCAGGCGCAACATCAACTGATGGTGTAACTGAACCTGAGTCTGTAGCGTCAGTAGATAAGGCGGCCGATGCAACTAAGAAAGCAACATTACCCAAGACAAAAGCGGGCATGATTAACTCTATGTACCAGAAGATGAACTCCATGAAAAAAATGGATCTTCAGGCTGCATACGGTAAAATGATGGGCGAAGATGTCGAGTTTGATGTTGAAGTAGTTGCAGAAAAAATTGATACAGTAAGTGAACTTGATGCACTCGTAGAGTCAGAGGCAACTTTGTCTGATGAGTTCAAAGAGAAAACTTCAGTTATCTTTGAAGCTGCTGTTAAATCTAAACTGTCCGAAGAAGTTTCTCGTTTAGAGGAACAATACCAAGAAGAACTATCTGAAGAAGTCGCGTCTATTAAGAGTGATCTTGTTGAGAAAGTTGATTCTTACTTAAACTACGTAGTTGAAACTTGGATGGAAGATAATAAAGTTGCTGTTCAGAACGGTCTCCGTACTGAAATCGCAGAGAACTTTATGGACAAGATGAAGGATCTATTCGTAGAATCTCACATCGAAGTACCTGAGTCCAAGGTAGACCTAGTTGATGAACTCGCAGGTCAAGTTGAAGAACTTGAAGAGAAGTTAAATTCTCAAACTGGTGAGGCCATTAAACTGTCAGAAGAACTCGAAGTGTTGAAGCGTGATTCTATCATTGCTGAAGCCGCTCGTGGTTTGGCAGACACCCAAGTCGAGAAACTGAAAGGTCTCGTTGAAAGTATCGATTTTGAAAGTGCGGAAGTATTCGCATCTAAAGTTGCTACTATCCGCGAATCTTACTTTTCTCAAAAAATTAGTGAAGA